TTGTCGTGTCCATAGATATCGCTATGGTATTTTTGGAGCCATTCTTTCGCTATTGCGGGTTTTAGGCTCATTGCAGCGTATGGCTGCACTAGGGGGATTATTTCCCCTGTTTCTTCGTCGATTCGGACGAAGTTTCCGGCGTGTTTGCCGAATCCTTTTTTCATGACGTACCGCGCGGTGTATGCTGCGGTTTCGAACGTCATGTCTCCGATGGAGGTGTTGCCATGTCCCCATATTTTTGTCAGCTCTGCCGAGAGGTAGAGGTTATGCTCGCCAATTTTCCGGAAGTGGGTTTTGTCTGTGAAGTCGAGTCCGAAGATGCAGGCGTGGTAGTGGGCCCGCCGTGTGTTGTCGCCATATTCACCGCATCCGTAGTAACGGAATGGGCCTTTTGCCTTTCTGAGGCGTTTGAAGAATTTTTGCAGGTGGCTTTTGTTAAGGCTCCCCCAAGTGGGGAGTTCTTTGTCGTTGTACGTGAGTGTAATGAAGCAGTTTTGTTGGTGGAGTTGTGCTTCGTGGACGCAGCGCATAGCCCATTGGCGGCTGCGTTCTAGTCTGCATCCGATGCATTGTCCGCAAGGGACTTTGAGTTCTGTGTATCCGGGGCTAGGTTTTGCCCCGAATTTTAGTTGCCCGCCGGCTGGTGATTGCCAGCCGGCTATTGGGCTGTTGCAGGCCATTTAGAGCCTGATTCCGCCGCGCATGTTCGCGGCGATATTGATTTTCCGCGTTTTCATTGTGCTCCTGCGGAAGCTTCGTGCGCTTTTGCGCTTGTTTGCGTTTCTTCGGAATGCCATTGTTTTCTCCTGTGGATGTGGAAAGGGCCTCTTTCGAGGCCCTTTTAGTCTAGACCAGTTCGCTACTTGATGTAACTGGTCTAGGTGACACCATCTGCCTATGCAGTGGTGTCTTTTAAGCTCAGTTCCTGAGCTTCTCTAGCTGCCCGCTCGGCACTCTGGTTGCCAGGGCGAGGGTTGCTAGGTCTTCGGCTGCGATCGCCTTCACGGCGGCCCTGACGAAGCTCACGGTGCAGGCGCCCTTCTGGAAGTCGCGCACTGCCCGTATTGCTCGGTCGAGGTTGTTGTGCTCGATATCGAGCTGGACCCCGTTAGGGGTCTTTTCATTTGGCGTTGCCATTGTCTTTTTCCTTTGGTGTGGTTTTCAAGGCGTCCTTGATCTCGTTGAGAGAGTTTAGGGACTTCTCCGCCAGTGTGGGTTGTTTGGCCGGTTCGGTCAAGCCCCATTTGTCGAGTTGTTCCTTGTTGTTTGGGTCCGTTGCGAATTTGATGAATTCGGCGGGATCGTTTCCGAATTGTGCGCGGACCTTCGCCGGGATTTCCATGAACGCTTCATGGGCGGCGTTTACCGCTTCGACTGCCTGTCGGTAGTCGGGTGTTTCGGTGAAGTCACCGAATAGCGGTTCGGCCAGTACCTTGGGGAGCTGGCCGGTTTTTTCGTACCTGGCCATGATGACGTTGATGTTTGTTTCGGAGGCGTCGGCGACTTGCGTCATGGACGGTTCGTTGTTGATCGTTCCGCTGAAGAAATTGCGTTCTTCTTTGGCCGTGTACGGTGTTGCGAATTTCATGGTTTATTTCCTTAGCATTTGGCGTATGTCGTTGATCATTCTGGTGTAGAAGCTGCCCCCTGCTACGGGGCTGCTCCACCAGTCTGCGGCTGCTTGCTTTTCTGGCATGCCGAGTTTGTTGCCTTGGTTGGCGAGGCGTTGAGCCTCGACGACTAGTGGCAACAGTTGTTCGAGTTGTTTTTCGTTGAGGTCTTTTATGTCCTTGTCTTGTAGGAGGTTGGTTATTTCTGCTTGGGTTTTTCGTAGGTTGGCGCTGACTTGTCCCCTTCTGTCTGCTGCATTAGCTGCGCCATACGGAATGTCCCATGCAGCAAGGGTGTTTGCGATGGTTTGGCCTTCGGCCTCGGCCTCGGTTTTTGCGGTTTGTGCGGTAGTGTTTGTGATTTGTGCGTCAATGAGTTTCCTTTGCGCGGCCATTTGTAAGGCCGCTGCGGTATTTGCTGCTGCTTGGTTCCATCCGTGCCCGGTGCTCTCTACTTGAGGTGCTTGCACGTTTGGTGTTGATGCTGCGCCGTCATAGGCCAGCATTGGGTTCAGGCCTGCTGCTCGCAGGTCTGCGACTCGGCGTTGTACCTCGGTGTTGCTCATTCGTTCTTCCCAAGCGCGTTGTTCGCGGCTGAGTCGAACGTTCGTTTTGTTGGCTTTGCTTTGTGCGGATGCGCCTAGGAGGCCTCCTGCGAGGCTTCCTGCTGCTCCGATGATTGCGCCCCATACCATGTGCTTCCCCTTAGAAGTGGTCGATTAGGCCGGGGACGCTGTAGGTTGGCATCGGCCGTGTGGCTTTTACCCTGTGTAGTACGTCGAGTAGGATCTGCTGGCCGTCTGCTTCTGCTCCGACGGCCATTGAGCGTTGTACGGTTGTTTCGCTGGCGTCTTTGATGAACGTTGCGTTGAGGCTGGGCCTCGTGGCGAATTCTTCGCTGTAGTGCCAGACGTCGATTGTTGCTGCGGCGGTGGACTTGAAGAGTCCGGTGATTTCGTTGGGTGTGTAGCGGTATTCGGCCCATCGTTCTTGGTATCCGAATACTGCGGTGTCCGCTACGTTTCCGTCGCAGAAGATTTCTCGGGAGAGTACTTCTTGTTCGCCGAGGTGTGCGAAGGCTGGGAAGTAGAAATCGTATCGGGTGTCTCGGACCCAGTGTTTGCGGAGTCCCTGCTGGTAGGTGATATCCGCCGTTACGGTGGCTAATCCGATGATATAGCCGTGTTCTGTGGCCGCGTACTTGAAGCGGTGTCCGGTTCCAGTTGCCGTTGTATAGCCCGCAAGATTGCCTTGCGGTGTCGTGGCGTCAGTTGAGGAGGTTTGTGGAATGGGGGTGGTAGTGACCATGCTTTTCCCCCCGCCGATATATTCTGGGCGTTGGAGGCGGAAGTCCGGTGGGCGTACTCCAAAGTGCGCCTGTAGTAGTTCGATATAGCGTGTTCCACCGCGAGCGTCACGTTCAAGTAGTCGTTGTACTTGGAAAGCCAGTCGGAGTGAGTTGATTGTGGCTGCGGTTGCGGCGCTGAGGTCTGCCCATACTTCGACGGCTTGTCCTGCTGCACTGAGTGCTCCCCATGTTGTGCCGGTTCCTGCGGCTTGGCTGACGATTTGTCTGGCGGTTGTGGTTCCGAGGGCGTTGAGGCGTACGCTGTTGCCTGTGGCGATGCTGGTGTCGACCATGACTGGTGCGGTGGTGCCCAGTGGGAGGTCTACCGCTGTGCCTTTCTGTGGCCATGGCAGGCAGCTTGTGAAGTAGTCGTGTTTTTTGCAGCGGCGCTGCGTTTCGTAGTCCGCCGTGCTGTCCGGTCCGTCGTCTGTGTTTTCCGCAAGTGCGGTGATGAGGTTCTGGTCGCGGAACCATTCGTTGTAGATTTTGTTGTAGGCCCGGAAGGGCAGTGCGTTGACGAGATTGGTGAGCGCTGCGGCGAGTTGTCCTTCGGTCGGGAGGCCGAATTGATCGTATAGGCCGGTGACGGTCCATGCGCTGTTTGCGCTTCCGTAGCTGGCCAGTTTTGGGATTGTGAAGTTTCCGCCGCCGATGAAGTCCTCCCAGTTGTCCCACAGGATTCTGTTGGGGACGAAGAAGAAGAATGTTTCCAGTTGCGCGTTGTCGAGCACGCTGGTGATCGGCGTTGCGAGCCGTGCGAACACGGTGGTTTCGCCTTTGAAGTGGTCGCCCGGTAGGATTTCCTCGCAGTAGATTGGGATGATTCTGCTGCTGTTGAAGGTCTGTTTTCTGCTCTGCTGGAGCATGTAGGTTGAGCGTGGCACGTCTGGTCGCGGGATCATCGCGAAGTCGTGCTGTGAGGCCATTTGGTTTCTGTACATTGTCGTTTCCTTTGGTTGGCTTTGATAAAGCCCAAGTGAAAAAGGCAGGCGCTTTGGCCTGCCTTTCTCACGCGGGAGCGCGCCTTTTAGGCGCGTTTCTTTTCCGGCTCTGGCGGCTTTTTGGCCGCTATTGCTTCCATGAGAAGCTGTGGCCCGGATTCTGTGATTGTCCCGGTTTCGCTGTTGAAGTATCCCACGTAGTAGATTGCAAAATCTTCGGGATACTGGTTTAGCATGTTGCCCGGGTCGGTTCTGTTGACTTCCTGTTGGAATGATCGCACTGCATGTGCGTCTGTGGGCATTGCCATTGGCTGCCCGTATTCGTTTGCTCTTTTGTCTCTTACTGAGTAGATTTTCATTTGTTTATACCTGTTGTCTGTTTATAGTGCGTGCGCGTGCAATCTTTTCGCGTGCGCGCAGTTCATTATCTGTGATTTCAGGTCTTTGTTCAATCCTTTGTTCTTTTATTTCCGCCATGTGGGCGGTGTTTATTTTGTCGTATAGTTTGTCATAGTATTTCGTGGGTTTCATTTTAGTCCCACGCATTACAAGGAAGTCTTTGTCGTGTCCATAGATATCGCTATGGTATTTTTGGAGCCATTCTTTCGCTATTGCGGGTTTTAGGCTCATTGCAGCGTATGGCTGCACTAGGGGGATTATTTCCCCTGTTTCTTCGTCGA